CTTTCACTGACCTAAGTCAGAGTGCGGAGTGACCGCCCCACCCCAAAAAGGGGAAAAAGCCTACAGAAACCGGGTATTCAACCCGACTCCTACTGTGAGCGCTCGAGGCACTCAATCCACCTTATCTTGTAACCGGATATACAATCCCGGCCAAGCACCCCCTGTGAAGGGGCACCGTATAAGGCGGATGCTAGCACAACCGAAGGCTTCCAATGCCACCAATCCAGGTGGCGGGAAACTGGAACATAAGCGCGTATGAATCCGCGCTTATCAACAGTTTCTCGGAACTTCCAGTTATAGTTGTCATGAATCACGAGATCCCCCAAGGAAGGGGGGCCCCGGAGTTCACGGATACTCCTGGGAAGGAGTTCCTCGGCGCGGAGAAAGACACGACGGAAGTCCTTCAAGACAGACCCGGAAGGGTCATGGTCGAGAAGAACTCTCCGAAAGCCGTTCAAGAACGCGATGACTTTCTGTGGTTCATCGACGTCGTTCTTTTGATAGTGAGCCCTCACGGGCACACCATCGAAGAAATCGCCGCCACAGCTCTCACGGAAACGTCCTGTTAGAAACGTTTTCTTAGGATTGGGAGTCATCCCAGCCCATTCAAGAGAACGAACAACTGACTCGGCTAACCCCGTGGGCACGATGATGTCATCACCGTACACAAGGATCGGCCGTCCGAACGAAGGATCATGAGGGTCCAACTCAGAGGCACAGGCGCGCGCAAGAGAAAGAAACAAGAGTGTTTCCAGCTCAAACGTAAACCCGTTACCCATTGAGGAAAACTTGCTCAGTTTAACCCAACGTTCGCCCACCAGCGTGTGGGTACTACGGAGAGAATCAAGTACCTCAAACCAATTGCTCGGCAAGAGAAGCTTGACTAACTCGTAGCAGATGGTGTCGCTAGCGTTCGAAAGGTCGATAGTGGCGTAGAGTCCTGTTGCTGAAGCAGAACGCGCCATCCGACGATGATATGATTGATCTTTTAAGAGATCAATACCGGCGAGCCGGAGAGCCCTCTTCATGTGCCGGCCAACAGCAAGCTGCCACCCGACATTCAAAGAAGGTTCGATGCATATCCCTCGTAATTTTGATAGGTCTTTAGGAACCGTTGTGAAACGATTTCCGCGGACTGTCTCTGGATCAGAGGCCGAATTTATCGCGTAACCAGATCTCGCCCATGCGGTCCTCTCCCAAAAGGGGAGGAAGCAGCGGGCGCCCTTAGTTACAGTAGGCCGTGACGATAGTTTGTCAGGCAGACAGGTGAGTTTACCTCTATCGTTGTAAGTCGCACCAGGACCAAAGTAAATGCCGAGTTCGCTGGGTAAACCACCCAGTATATCAGACGCAATTTTGCGTGCTCGAGAGAGAATCTCAAGAACACGAACGTCATGGAGCCCGAAGAACGGACCACCAAGGCGAAAACGTGAGAGGCGAACATTCGCTTTAGCACACTGTGCTTCAGAGCTCCAAAAGAGTTCTAAAGCTTTCCCTTCACGGTCCCCCACTCCGAGACCCTCAACCTCTGACTTCCGTAGGAATTCAGTGCAGAGAGAATCAAGGAAGTAAGATCTAGGTGACGAGTAATGCTCGGGGGAGACACGCAAACCAGCGATCTCCTCCAACCCATCGCTCTCCAGCATCA